GAAGTAAGAACTTGATTTGAATTTTTGTTTTTTGTATGTGTAAATTCTGCTAGTATTCCTGGAATATTACTAATAACATAATTAGCATCTGTAGGAGTATTAACATTAGAAGCTAGATAGTTTGGCAAATTCAAATAGATATGATTATTAATAAATTTAAAATTATCTAAAGTATGTCCAAATGTTTGTCGTTTATAATTCACACTTTCGCCATATGTAAAGTTATCACCTATCTGTTCAAATATCATAATTCTACCAAGATCAGAATCAATTGTTCCAAACCTAGTAGTTCCGTTGTCAAAAATTAGCTTACCATTTGTGGTAACATCAAAATTAGTAACAGTTAGTTTATCAGAGTTTTTACCGCATATTGCTAATTTATTACCACTAAAATCAACAGCAGAACCAAAATATTCGTTTCTTTCTGATTGTGGACTATATAAATTTTGTGTCAATGTATATGTATTATCAGTTTGCTGTGTGTAAACATATACAGTTCCTTTATTTGTACCAGTGTCGTCGTTGGCTGGTTCAGAGATAGCAATTTTGTTACCTTCGTCATTTATAGCAAAATCTACTGCCCATTGTTCATTAGTGTCGCCTGTTATTTCTTGGATGTAAGTCCAGCGATCAATTGGCTGATTATATACTGTAAGAGTGCGTTGACCTGCTTTTATACTTTGAGCAACAAGTTTGTCTCCGTTTGTGTTTACAAAGAATTTACGTCCAAAATACTGTTCATTTGTATCATTGTCGCCATCTAAATCTTGTTCTCTATTTGGTACAAATCCTGTATGTTCTACATTATCAGAATAGTAATATAATATTTCGCCATTTTCATTTGTTTCAGCATTAGACCAACTGTTTACATCTGTAGGTAATTTTTCAGTTGCTGGCGTTACAGACGGAAGTCTGTCTACTAATGCTTTGTATAGAGCATTTTGATAATAAACAAGATCGCCTGTTCTATACTTTTCATCTACATCAAATACACCTTTGTATGATCTGTTGCGTGTCCATTTCCATTCTACTGTATCTACATCGTACTCAAAGAAATAAATTGCTCCTACTGCCTGTGCTGGTGCCGAAACAAATAATTTATATTTTCCGGTTAGATTTTTTCTAAACTCAATTTCATATCCAAAATTTTCATTATCTTTTGGTTCAGGACTAAACATTACTGTCTGTAAAGAATAATTTCTAGACACACTATCTAATTCGTAAATGTATACAGCACCCTGTGCTGTAAGCCCTGATGCTAAGCCGTCGCCTGTTGTTGTTAAACTATATACAGCTTCCCATAGGTCTTCATTGTCACCAGCTGTAATTGTACTACTATCACTTGCGTCATCATGCCAGTTGCTTATATCTACTTTTGCTCTCCATAATTGGCCTCTATCAACAACAATATCACCTACAGCATATGCTTCGGCAGGATCAATTGTGCCTTTAAATTTTGATAATATATTAGAAGCAAACGGAGCACCTACAGCAATATATTTTCCGTCTGGTGCTACTGATACTGAGTAACCATATCCACTATTTTCATCATGATAAGCAGTAGGTAGAAAATTCTCTGTTTGACTATAACTAAGTGTATCGCCAGATCTACGCATAATTTCAAGAACACCATGATTATATGAGCTGTTACTAATATATTCTGTTTTAGCTGTAGTCAAGTTACTCTGAGATGAATCTGTGGCTTGTATTTGCTCATATTCAACAGACACTAATTTTCCTAAATCAGTGCTATCAGCTAGAAATACATTAAAACCAATAGGCCATACATTAACACCTTTATTTACAGTCAGTTTTGTTCTGTCATTTACACTGTCATAAGACTTAGCAAACACACTACTATATCCTGACGAATCATCTATCATCACTATATCGTCTACATTTACAGATCCTGTGACATTGCCGTCAATAAGTAGATTTACTCTTTTATCTGATGTATTTTGAAATTCTTTATACAAACTAAAAATACTTTTGTTTTCGTATACAGACCATTCACCTGATCCTGTATTGTCTAACCAAATTTTATCAACATTATCAGTTTCTAAATCTACTATATTTGTGTTTAAATCATCAACATCTGTAAATCTTCTAGAGTTGAATACACTTATTACTGCGCCAGTTGTAGCATTGAAACTATCTTCATCATTTTCATATTCAATTGCTTCTAATGTGTTAAACTCTATTGTATTACCAAAAACATTAGTTACTTTATAAAAACCTTTTAATAATGGTACATCAGTGTATACACCAATATAATCATTTATTGCTATTGTTTTTACTTGTCTGTCAACAATTAATCTTACGCCATTATTAGCATTGTCAACAAACGTTTCTAAATTAGTTACGTTATAAGTTGATCTACTATGTTTTAAAACTGTCCATGTTGATTTTTCATTTGTAATCCAAATATGTTTACCAATTGGCAATGTATCTAAATCTATTTCAGGAATAAAACTTTTATCTCGTACAATATATTCAACATCTGAATCTCTAACATATCCACTATTACGAGCAATAGCTCTGTTCTCTGTTGTAATTCCAACAAGTTGATGCGAATAATTATCAGGGCTTTTGTAAACTTCTCTTGGCGTGTATTCATATACCAAGTCTTTCCTAGTTGTATCAGCACGAGATACAAGTTCAAATATTTGAGGATTTAGTTTATATTTAGATTCGTCAATGACATATTCAGTTTCTTGGATATTATCAATAGATCCGTATTGCCCTAGTCTTAAAGCCCATTCTTCGTAAAACTCTACACTATCTTTGTCACTGCTACTTAAAGCATCAAACAACTTATCAAGAGCATTTCTTGTTCCTTTTTCTTGTATAAATCCTTGGTAAAATTTATATTGGCTTACACTATCTGTAATAATATTTTCTAAGTATTGTCTTTTTTGGTATCCTATTAAATGCTGTGCTAATCTTTGTTGTTCAGTATCAAAGTTATCTGTATCTAAATCATAGAAATCAGCAAATTGATTTACTTTATAATCCCAATTTGGATAAATTTGTGAGACTGGACGTGAGTCTAACCTTCTCCAATTTGTATCATTAAATTTGGTTTTACTAGTATGTTTCTTAACTGAACTGTAATAGAATTCTTTAAACTTTACAATATCAGCAACTTGATAGTCTGTGTTAGGTTCCCATAAAACTGTTCTGGCTTCGTCATAGAAAAAGCCTGGAATATTCAAACTACCTGTCCAGTTGTCTGTTCTGTAACCAATAAGTTTAATTCTATCTTGTCTAAATCCAGCAGCAAGATCATAAATTGTATCAGCAAAAATTGTTTCATTATCAATTAAAACAACATGCTCTTGTTGTACTAATGGTAACTTTACAAGATAAATTCCTTCATTGTTTCCAACCGCATTTAAAGCAAAATCTATATCTCTGTCTCTATAGGCATTTATTTGATCTGCACTTATTAAATTACCATTACTAGTAACTATATTATAATCATAAAAATTATCATACAAATTATCAACTGTAAAATATTTACGAGAAAACTTACACGCATTAGCAATTGGACTTACAGCAAGCACTGTGCCTGCTTTCCAATTTTGTGTGCCAAAGAATAAAAATTCTTTAACAACTAATAACATGTTTTCTACTTCTCCACCTTCTGGATTTACTGAATCTAATATAAAGCCAATTGATTTTAAATATGCTTCGTATCCAAGGAGAAAATCTACAAGTTCTTGATCTGAATTAAATCTCTGTCCATAAGGAACTTGCTCTGGAGTATTTGAAAATGCTTTTCTAATAATAGCACCTTTACCTCCAGATATTGGTAATTCAGCAAGTTTAGTAAAATTATTTAAATCTATTTCACTTGAAGAAATATGAGTAATTTTTGCCCTGTAAAATTCTCCATTATATTTTACAATAGTTCCTACTGTATAAGTATTTCCTTCAGCAAATGGAAAAAAGTTTTCGCTAATTCCGCCTACATTAATAGCCTTATCACTTCTTTGTTCAATAAATGGTAATATGGTAAATGTAGGATTTTGTTTATCATATCCTTTAACAATGTAGCCATTATTAATTGTTTTTTCAATTGTTACTCCGCTGGCTATAGCAGTATCTTGTACAGAACTTTTGTTTAAAAATATTTGATAATTTTCATTTGGAACAAATACATTAGTTTTATTTAAGGGACTTCTGCTATCTAGTAATAATTTTAATTTATTTTTTTCAGCAAAACCACCTAACTTTATTGCTAACTGATTTGTAAGACCCTTTGTAATAGTTTGATATTTTATGTATTTAGAATCTACAGAATATTTCACATAGTTTGCTATGTAATTTACTAAGCCACTTGTTAATACTTCAGTTTCACTACCCTCTGTGATAGTAGGAAATATAAGATCTTTAGCAGCAATCTGTTGTTGAGATTCTGAATATACTATATTACCAGATAAGTCAAATTTCATCCTACTACGATCAAATCCTAAGCCAATTACATGACTTGGTTGTAATAAAATCCACGCTTTTAACAACGCAAAGTTGTATTCACTACTATTTCTCCAAGCATTTTCAGTTGGAGAACCGTCTCCATAAACAAAAGGTTTTATGGTGTCAACTAAAACAAAATTCCTTGCTAGACCAGAGGCTGAAGGTCCACGTAAATTTCCTTGTTCGTCTACTGGAATAATATTCATTAAATCTTTACGCACGTAGTTTTTCTTTTGTACTACAGGTTTGCCTGGTTCTTTTACAAGACCATCACGTAAATCTTGCCACAAAGGTGTATTGTTAAATGTATAAGGAGCAGGTCCATAAACACTTTCCCACCATGTTGGTTTTATTGAAATTCCTAACATTTCCCAAGGTGTAATATGCGGCCTGTCTGTGTCATAATAATATCTATAGATATTTCTCCAAAAACCAACTAATGTTTCGCCGTCAAAGTCAGTCATGTTACGATAATTATAAGTTAATGGATTAGAGCCATCATAAAAATCCTGCGAAGTATAATCAGGATTATTTGCGCCGTCTAACCATTTGCTAAAATCTTCTAGCAGTATATTATTAAAATCTTGTGTTTTGTAATTAGTTTTTCTAAATTTACCAGGAAGAACGTTATGTATATCTAAAAAATTAGTATCATAATTAATCTTAATATTGTTGTAAATTCTTTTTTCTAATTCTAATAATAGGTCATCTCTATAATCACCAAATGCCTTTGTACGACTACCATCATGTCCTAGTATAACAGATACGTTTCCAGTTACAGATGTATCATTTATAATTTGTGGTTCATACTTTGGTAAAAATCCTAGTTTTGTTGGTGTTGGTGGCACAAAACATCCTGCTGTGTTATCAAATTCAACTACAGTGATTTGGTCATTTTCAACAGCATTTGTATACTTTACAAAACCATCTTCGATTGTATAATCTTTGTTTATTGTTTTGATTTCGTCATTTACATATACTAAAATTGATTTTGAACTTAATGTAGTCATATCAAAACCATCATAACTAGTAGGAATATATTCAATTCCAGTATAATCTACACTAGTAGTATTTGCTCTAGATTTGTTAAAAGGAACCATATCACTAGCAAAAAAGGCAAACGAACTAGTTTTGTCTTTAGTAATTTTTTTCATTATCAAATCAACATGATCTGCAGTAGATCCATGAAAACCAGTTTTTGTTGATTCAGTTAAAAACGCTCTTTTAAATCTGCTGTATTCAGATTGAGCAAAATTTAATGACTTAATAACATTTGCGTTTTTATCAACAATGTGATAAGATGCTAAATTAAACGGACTACTATGCTTCATAAATTGTGAACCATATTCTGTAGCGTTTCCAATGTCTCTTAAATTTGTTACTCCTGGAGCAATTCCTGTAGTGTCAGGATGATCAAACAATATAGTGTTTACATGTTTATTAACTTCACCAATTGTAAAGGTTGTAACATCATTGTTGGTAGGATTACTTTCTAAATTCCTAGGTATTTCATAATAGCCATTATTATTTTTATCTGCGGCACTATAGCATTTTAAAACTACAATATCTGTGCTAGATAAATTTTTAATAAAACTTACACGCTTATTAGGAACAGCATTGGTTAAATTATAATCAATACCTTCAATTTTTTTCTCACCATTAACAAAAACTTTGATTTGTAAATCATCTAACAAGTAACTATTTTCAAACACATCAACGTCAAAGTCATTTACTTTAGCATTGTATTGTCTAATCACTGCTTGTCTAGATTTAAAATAAGTTTTTTTCCAAACATTTTCATAGGCAAAATTATCACCAGTGAAATCATAAATTTTAAAAAATCCTGTTTTTATTGAGTTTGTAACTGTATTAGAATTGTCGTCTTGATAATTAAATGTGTCTAAATTATAATCAAAACTAAAAACAATATCACCAAAATTATTAATACTTTCGTATGTTAACGGAAATCCCAATTCAACATCATTACTGCCTGAGCCTTTTTTGTAACTAAAAAGTTTTGTACCTTGGAAGGTACTACCTTTATAATAAGTTTCGTTTGTAAAGGCATTTCCAGAGGAATCAAACAAATCAAAATGCGGTGCTTCGTTAACTGCTGTTTTTTCTTGGCTCATTTTCCATGAAGTATTTTCATAATGGAACATTTTGCCGCTGTTTACATCTCCAAGTAACACTAAAACACTATCGCCTTCATTTGGTATAGTATCTGTAGTTTCAACTAAACTAATTTGTCTCTTTTTTGTTTCAGTAGTTCCAAAGTTAATAAAGTTTACAGTATAAATTTTTCCATTAACTAATATATCAGGATCAGCAGTAAATAATATTCTCATATCTTGTGTTATCTCTACACCGTCAATGATGTAACCGCCAGAACCTTCTATAGTACTAAAAACATCAGTAGTAAATGTATCAACAAGATCTACATTTTGTTTACTTTTTACACCATGATTAAAAAGTTTTATTCCTGCTTCAAATTCAATAATAGGTCGTTTAGCTCTTGCGTTTTGATCTAACGCTACTGGCTGATTATTAGCAGCAAAACTAGCTTCAATTACGTCTTTATGAAACCATCTATTATACCTACTCCAAGGATTTCTATCCTTGCTTGAACGATTTACACAAATATAATCTTTGTTTGCTGGAAAACTTCTAGCATCTTCAAAAGGAAATTTATCAAACGCATAGTCTTCGCCGTCAAATGGTATGGCTACTTCGGTTGTAAAAATTACAGGCACTTCTAAATCTTGTTCTTTTACAAGAACAATTTTACTTCCAACACCTTCTACAAAGTAATAACCGTCGCTGTAACTAGCAGGTGTAACTTCGCCTTGAAAATTTAATTTCATTCCGTTGCTTAATTTTAAACCATTTTCTGTAGTATATGTCTTTTTACCAAGGATTTCTTGTTCAACATCAATTTTACTACTTTCTTCGATATTATAGAATGTAGCAACGCCAGATACATTTATTTCATTCTGACTTACATAATTCAAAGTAGGAGGTACATCTGTATCAACAACAAAAACTATTCTACCATTTTCTATGTACTCGTCGGTAGTTTCAACTAATGTACCATCTTCCAATCTTTTGAACTTTGTAATACCTGTATTGTAAAGTGTGCTATTATTTTCAGCGTCAATAGAAAGAAGAGGATCGTTGTCATTAAAATTGATATCACTCACAAATGATATAGGATGCCCAGGTGTGTTAATATCAAAAGTATATGTTTGTCCTTTGAATAATTTTAAAGTGGGATTTTTTGTTAAACCGTCTGGTGAAAACACATATGTTGGATATTGATCTCCTGCAGCTAATTCAACACTGTATGTGCTTTGAACAGCAATACTTTGTCCTGTAACATTAATAGGATCTGGGCCAAGAGGCAACCAGTAATATTCTCTAAAATTTGTAAACTTATCCCAATCAATATGTGGATTCCAACTATAACTTATTTGAGTGTTAAGTAAACTGTGATTACTTACAGAACCTTTAAAGTTTTTTATGCTACCAAGAAAATCTGTGTATCCAGCAAAAAAATCAACATTATTTAATTCGTCTTTGTAAACAGTGCTTGATTCAAATTGATAATTTTCTCTATCAATTGACACATCAGGCAAATACGAATCTGTAACTTGCGCCGTAGCAGCATTTCTACGTCCTACAAACGCATCAATTTTTTCTACTACACCCTCTGATGTCATTACATCTGTGGTTGATTGTAAAAACTTTTTGTTTGTATCTGTTCTAAAATACCTAGGTAAAAAATTTTCAGTTTTTTTATCTGAATTGCCTGTTGGCAATGGAAGATCGTTTTTCGCCATTAGTAGCTACTACCTCCGCTGCTAGTGCTAGTGCTAGTAGATATTATTGTATCAGTTGTGCTTGTTACACTTTGACTTGTTGTATCCACTGATGTTACAACATTGCCTGTTGCTTTTAATTTTTCTGCTGTAATAGCAGTAATTATTTCAACATCGTTTACTGTTGCTCCACTTATAAAAATTTCATCGTTTTCTGCTCTTAATTCGAACATGCTGCCAAAACTATCAGCAACAGAATTAGGAACTATTACAACACTTGCTAAATCAGGAGCAAGTTGTTTCATAATATAAGCACTTAGTTCGCTCCAATAAAATGTTTCTCCAAAATCCCAATTTTCTAAACTAAAAAATTGATTAACACTATCAATTACTCTAGCTTTTAAATCTTGATCGTTTACAACAGCACTTTGAGTTTTAACTAATTTAAATGTAGCTTGTAACATTGAATCTGCTTTATCTCCAAATAAAATCTTGTATTTTACAGGATGGAAAATAATTTCGTCGCTTATGCTTTTTATTTTGTTTATTTCTTTACCGTAGTTGCGAGACATTTGATCACTACTCATTGGCAAAGGTAAAGCATTAATTGCTCCTGTTAAATATTGTCTAAAATTTGTATCATATTGTTTTGTCAACAAATATGTGTCAATAATATTACTACTACTAGGATCAATTCTAGAATGCTCATCACTAGCATGAATATATTGGAATTTTAATCCACTGCGTCCAATGTATGCTTTATAATTAAATATTAAAGTTCTTGTTCTAGCAACACTATCAATTTGATAGAATATGTTTTTGTCTATAACATAGTAGATAGGATTATTAGGAGTTGTTACTACTGCTTGAGAATCATCGTTTACTACTAAAATATTTTCAGCTGCTTGATCGACGTAAACATAAAATTCATTATCATTTGTTTCTTTTTTGACAAATACATATTTTGAACTCACATTTGTATCAGGAACTACAATATCTTCAAATATTTGAGGATTATCAACAACTCCGTCATCGTCAGAATCAAAAAATACAACTTCAACTTTTTTACTGTTTACATAACCTATTCCGTCTCTATATTCATTGCTTACTTCCCAATCGTAATCAACTGTAAATGGGCTTAACCCTCCAGAAGACGCTAAGTCTTTATTAACACTTAAAATGCTTATTTTATCTCTGATAATTTCACCTGTTTTACTATCATAGATTTTTTTGTTTCCATCAAAAAAGAATCTTACTTCTTTATCGCTTTCAAATACGTATCTTAGTGTTCTTGATGTTACTTTATAGTCAACGCCGTTAGTTTCAAATAATAATAACCAACTACTGTCTAAATTATTACCAGATACATCACCTGTCAAACTTAAACTAAAATTACTAGATGTGTTTAAATTTTCTGAGGAAATAACATTCCATTTTCTTCCTTCTACATCATAACGTAGACCAAATGTATTAAAAGCAAATATTTCATCAACCATAATTGTTTTAACACTATCTATTATGTCTCTAACAAACTTTGGTTTTACAAGTTTTAATATTGCGCTAGATGGAATAATATCATTAAACACTATACCGCCAAGTCCAGTTGTAGTTTCTTCAGCACCTGTGCCAGAAACAGAAATTACCTTTGTCCATTTATATGTTGAAGAACCAGTATGGTCAGCATCACCGGTCATTAATGTACCATCTGGCATAAAATGATATCCATCTGGTGCTAAAAACTTAACCATAGCTCCTGGTTCAATATACCTTAATACACCTTCAGTTGAAGACGATACTGAATATCTTGTGGCATTTGTATTTGTCACTTCGTCAGTATCAACAATAAACCCTGTACTTCTATTAGTATCTGATGTTTTTTGTTGAAAAGACAACTCTAAATCGGTATAATCTTGTTCTGTAAATTTATCATAATAATAATTTCTTATATTTTTATCATCAACTAAGCTGGTAATCAAATTATTAATTGTAGATTCAATATCTGATTTTGTTACAAAATTAAATGTATTTTTTTCAGTTTCATAATCTTTATACAAGATTCCATCTACACCGAGTAGATTAGTTGTACTGTATTTTCCAGTAGCATCTCTTAAATCGTAATATCTGTTTATTCCGCTACTTGTTCTGTTTACTGCTTTTGTTTTTATAATATCTTGACTTATACCCAAAGGTCCAATATTATAATCTTCTCCTGTAATCAATCTATTTTGTGTATAATATGTACTAGGAGCATTGCTTTTAATACTTTCAGTGCTTTCTGTACTAGTTCCATTATCAATAGTTTGTTGCAAACTCAAAAACATTGTTAATGTTTCAGTTCTTCCAATAGAACTAACGTAAGGAATGTTTATTTTTACATCTCTAATATTATTTGGTAAAATTGTATAATCTAAATTTATACTTTGTCTATAATATGCTCTAAAATTACCTTTTGGTAATGTACCAAAAACACCGTCGCTAAAAATTAAACTAATACGATCATTTACTCGTGTAAGAACACCAAAAATATCTTTTATATTTTTACTAAGACTATTATATATAATATTATTGCCTTCTACAGCATCTACTTTAGTCCATTGTTTATTTTCAATTCCATCTGAATCTATTTCATATAACCAAACATCAGTGTTGTTTACGTTTGTAGTATCAATATCAATTGTTTGATTAGGCGTAGGTAAATCTATAGAAAAGTCGCCTCTTTGTAAACTTCCTTGTCTAAAGTGAAAAAAGAATCCTACATTACTAGATCCTGCGCCTTGTCCGTTATCTCTATATAAAAAGTTAACTGGTTTTTGAACACCAGGAGCATCTTCTACAATAGCACCGTCTGTTATGTCAGTTGAAACTACTTCAAACTCTAAATTAGTACCGTTAACTTGTTTTTGAAACGAAAATACAGGAAAAACCGTTGTAGTATTGTTTAATGAATATTTTTCGGTTGGTATGCCATCAACTATGTCACGTTTTTTTGGTGTTCCAAAATTATTAGTAGTAACCAAAGCACTATTCATTATTTTAATAAATTGCTCATACCAATTATCATTTAATGTATCGTTCCATTTAACTGTACGTCCACTTAAATTTGTTCCATTTGTATCTGTTACTGATTCTGTAGTTGATACACTTGTAACTTTTAATAAGCCGTTGCCTGATTGGTTTCTTGTAACATTGTAACTGATAAGTCTAGCCAGTCTCAACACACTTTCTCTACGCTCTGCTAGTTCAATATAATTTTCTCTAGCGTTTAAGTCTGTGCGAAAACTTATGTTTTGTCCTAGAAAAGCAACTAAGTCAATCAAAGACAGATATTCAGAACTTTCAATATAATCATTAAAATCTTCTGGATAATTTTGTCTAATGTAGTTAATCATTGTTCTACGTAGATTGTCAAAATCATAGCTTTTGAAATCAGCGTATTTAAAACTACGATAAATTGTTTGCCAATCTTCGGCTAACAATAATCTGTTTTGTCTGTCAGTAGAAGACATATTCACTTTCCTTCATTAATATAATATTTATGAAATTCTAAATATGCGTATATTAATTTAACAATCCATTGTTTTGATCAAATCGCAAAGTTAGTTGCTCACTAATATTGTAATCAATGTAAGTTAATTCAGCATAAATTTGTATTCCTGATTCGTAAGTGTCAACAACTACATCGTTTGCTTGTACTCGTGGATCATAGTTTATAATTTCAGTAACATTCTCTAAAATAGCATTTTGTAATCCAGATGTCATTGGTTCAAATAAAACATCCCATATAATTGTTCCAAATTCTGGATTTTCTATTTTTTCTCCAAGTCGTATATGGAAATGATTAATAATATCTTGTTTTATTAATTCTAAGTTTTTTAATCTAAAATCTTTTGACACTCTTGAAACTGTGCTTAATCCTTTGTAGCTTTTATCTACTAAAGGCGCATCTGAAGTTTTTGCTGTTTTTAATTTTAAATTCTTATACAGATTTTTTTCTAATGTGCTCATGCCCTACACTCCTATCCTACTTTTGTAACAGCGTTACCACTTGATGCCGCTGGATTTGATCTTTGATTATTTGGTACTTCTACTAATGGTTGATCAAATTCAGCTGGAATATCCCAGTTACGCCTAATTTGATTTACATACAATCCACGATCACTATTATTATAGATATTAAATCTACTAATTTTAACATTGTTAGATTGATTGCCGCCATATACGTAAATATGGTTCTTTGATGGATCTATTCTTTGAACATAAGCAGCATGTCCTCTGTTTGAATTTTCTTTTCTTGTAAATATTACTAAATCATACTTCCGAATATCTACATAATTTCTCCAATTTACAGTTCTTCCATATCGTAAATAACTTTGACTACCTATACCAGGATTGTTAAATTCTAAACCTGCTTTCCATAATACCCATGTAGCATAAGCAGCACACCACGGATTTGTTCTAGGACCGTCTACAGAAATATTACCACCGCCGGCTATAGCAAATGCTTCTGCTATCAAAGGATTTGGTGGTCTTCCTCTTTCTGCCCAATTTTGTCTTAAAGAACCTTCTATAACACTTGCTATACTTCCGTATTGTGTGTCAGCAGGTGGAGGATTTTGCGGTTGTTGTACTGGATTGACATTACCGCTAATTCTTGGATCGTAATCTCCAACGCCATTTAGATCGTCAATTGGTGGTCCACCTGCTGCTCCTGAGCCTGTCACTGGATTTGAAGCATAACTAGGTGTTGGTAACAAATATCTAGATAATTCTGTAGGATTAGTTGCCCTACTAGGACTTGGAACTGGATTTGCTGGAATATTTACATTACAACTCATGCTAACCACCTTCCTGAATTTGTTATTGTATTAGATCCTAACGTGATGTATTCATCTATTTTAGTACCGTTGCCATCTGGTTTAACACCTTTGCCGTTACGCCAAACAGCAACATCATATGCGCCTTTTAAATGAGCGCCCATTAGTAACCCAGCTATTTTTGATACACTGTCTCCATCTTTAATAGCACCGTTATTTTTAAGATATCTAACATTAGCATTTGTGTATAAAATAATTGCGTCTTCTTGGCAATCATTTTTGTTGTCTAACCAGTCGTCTATGTTGTTAACACCTCTTTTGCCAGTCCAATTAGATGGATTTAATCTTAATCGTGTGCTTCCGCCTGTGACTGTCTTTTTAATATATCCACCTTCTTTGAGAGCATATCCACCAAATTGATATTTTCCAGCAAAGCCAAATTGATTAGTACATTTGTAACGCAAGCCGCTTTCTCTCATTCCAAGAGCATTTAAATACGCTACTGTTTCACTTGAGCTAAATCCAGTTATATTTCCATAAGGTGCCGAATTTATTGGACCGTCTGTTGGACCGTCACAGTATTGTATTCCGCCTATTTCTGATCCTGCTGCTGGATAGCTTGTGCTAAGAGTTGCCGGAGCAACATTTTCTGTAGCACTAATAATAGTAGAAGTAGATCCACTAGCTTCAATACTACTTTTGCCTGTAGCACCAATAATTCTACTAGCATTAGTAAAACTACCAAAATATTTTGTAGCAGTTCCTACGTCATACTTTTCAGCAATTTGTTGAGCTGATGCTTCTGTTATAAGAGTTGGATCAATATCGTCATATTTAGGAAGCTCTATTTCTGCGCCTGATGCTAATGCTGCTGTTTCAACAGTGTTTGTTAATATACGTAATTCGTTTTCTATTGGAAATCCAAATGGCGGATTTTTGTTAGACAGTACAACAACGGGTTTATATCCCTGATTTTTAACATTTTCAATTAATGTTCTTACGTTTCTTGCTGCTGCTTCAGGATCGCCTATATCTTCTGTACCAATTACAATAACACCATAAGGAACATTTCCAGCATCCGCAAATCCTTCACCATTATAATTGTTTGTGTTTTCTAAGTTGTCAACTTCTGGTCTTTCACTTTGTACTACAGGAGCCATACTTCCAATATTACTAAATGTATCAGGTAACGGCGCACCAGGGAATGTGTTAACTTGTTGTTCTCCGGCTCTAGTTTTTTCTGGAGTATATTCCATTGGATTAAGGTGTTCATGTTGAGGCCATGGCTCATGCTCTGGTACTCTAGCAGGTTGTAAAGCTCTTACTGGAGCGTCTGGTAAAGCTGGATTTGCTTCTTTTGGCATAGTTGGAGGACGAGCTTCAATAGCTTCGTCAGCATTTAATCCTGTTCCAGCAGGGTTTGATGTACTGTTTAGGTGAATGTTGTTGCCTGTTGCTTGAATGTTGGCTCCGTTTGCTCTCAAACTAAGCAATCCACTAGCGTCCGCAGTTAATGCTGCTCCACTTTTGATACTAGTTTCCGTAGCACTTTCTAACAACATTTGAGCTGTATTGCTCTTTAAACTCATGTTAGCTTCAGATGTAATTTTTATAGCAGCGCCGCTCAACATTTCAAATGTATTTCCTGCTGTTAAATAAGTTTGTAATACGCTTGTTTGGTGTATTTGTCCTTCAGCTTCACTGTAAATATTACCTTGTACTTTCCAGTTAATATCTCCGTCAGTGCATCCTTTTATACCGCCTTGTCCTGTTAACCCAATTCCTTCGCCACTAGCAATAGTCATTTGTAATTTAGATTGAATATCAAGTGTACCGCCACTAATAATACTCACTTTTTCATTACCGTATACAGCGACACCAGTTTGCCCTATAAGACTTAATGTTTCTCCAGCATTTTCAGAAATATTTTCAATTGCGGACATTCCAATATTATTGCCAGCATCAATAGCAATGTTTTTGCCAGCAATCAAACTCATATTTTCATTTGCTGTAAAATTTATATCTCTATCTGCTGTTACATTTAAATCATTTTCAGTATGTACACTAACACTATCTTGGGCATATATGTCAATTTTGCCGTTAGCAGTCATCTCAATCCAAGTTGTGCCTTTAGCATTACCAATATAAATTAAATCTTCTGTGTTGTGCATCAACAATTGATGCCCTGTACGTGTCCTTATTCTAAACAACTCATTTGCTGGCTTAGTAAGGTCAGCATCGTCATTAGAATTTTCAACATCTACGTATTCAAAAGGTGTAGTTGAAGCAGGACCTTTTCTAAGAAACTTGTCATCGCCATCATCCATAACAATACTAGTGCCACCTAGTCTACTTTTGTAATAGTCTATTTCTCCTTTACCGTGCGGAAATGTTGGAGCGTTTTGTCTTTTATCTAACGGACCTGGAGTGTTGATTCCAAACACAGCACTAGGTAATTCTCTCCTAGCTGACGAACTTGTTAGTCCACGCACTTCATCTTCATTTAGACCTTGCTCAAATAATATATTTGTAAAATCTGTGTTTACTGGTTTAATATATTTTGTAGGTTGCGGTTGTCCTTCAGGTTCAACTAAGGCAGCATTATATTCGCCTACTGGTAATTTAGCACCAGTACTATTAATAACTGTTGCTGTTCTGCCATCTGGTACTGTAAAATTTTGGAAAGGATCTGGAATACATGCTATCCAAAAACCAAAATCTGTTCTACCTTCGACTAAAGTTATTAGCACCATTGTGCCTATATCTGGTGGTACCATCCACATACCATAACTGTGCTGTGTATCTTGGTATGTGTCGTTAGCACCTACTTTAGTTCTTGGTGTTTGTCCAGCAAATGGACTAGCATATTGAACTTGTATAGATTGTCCTGTATCATCATAATCGTTGCCGTTTTCGTTTACTTTAAGAAGATTAACTTTTAATCCGCCCATAAACTTTTGATCTAAATGCCCAATTACTCTGCCTACAAAAATACCAGGACCAGTAACATCACTGACAGCACTACTTTTCCTAGTAATAGTTGTTCTAATTGATTCATTTCCTAGCATGTATTATTTTCCTTTAAATCCAGTAATCTTAGAAAATAGTTGGCCGGCAGATTTGCCTACTGCGCCAAACTGTTGCCCTAAATCGTTACCAACGGCACCAAATTGTCCTATAATAGATCCTAATTGATTATTAAGATTATTAGTAATAACGTTAATTTGTTGTAATGCCCCAAATACGTTTTGAGCTAAATCAACAACAGCATTACCTTGGAATAATTCTTGTATATTATTCACTCCGTTTGTTTGGAAAGCAGTTTGTAAAGCATTTATTTGATCTTGTGTTTGTTGTAATGCTAATGCTGTATCTTGAATAGTACCAGTAACTTGATTTTGTAAAACATTTACTAAGTTACTGTTATTTGTTACACTAGCTTGAGTAAGTTGAGACACAAAATTAATATCTTCTAAACTTTGGTTACCCATTCTTGCTAAATGTAATGTTTGAGTAAACATTCCATTGTTAAAATTATTTGTAAATTCAATCACTCGATATACTCCTGTAAACAAGTTTACTGGATCAAGCCTTGATAAATTTCCTACATAATCTAATCCGCTTCTAAAGGCAATTAACACATAGACTTCGCCTCTTGTAAAGTCTATCCTTCCATCTGATTGTACACCAATTGATTGTCCTGTAGGAAAATTATTTCCAAAATCTGTATCACTTAGATAAAAAGGATCACCCCATATATTCAAATCAACAGTAACATTATCATGGTCACTATTTAATACCATTTTATTAAAATGATCTGCTACACGTTTTTTTGAAGATTCAGTACCCATGCCGCCACTATTTGAAGTTCCAAATCCTTCTCTAGATGCTCCTAAAACATTTTCTCCAGAAGCTGTTGGATTGCTCATTTGATGACCAAAGGCTGCCGCATGATATTCGTCAATTTGTGTTTCTGATCCTCCAAACTGTTGGACTTCTCTTGCTCCTTGAGTTCCAATAGCCGATATTTCTTTATAAAAAGCATTATCAATATTAAATTGAAAATCAATTACTTCAGAATTTAAACCAGTATAGGTATAGTAATAATGCTTAACTGCTTCTTTTGCTACATTGCTATAATTAGACGATGCATGTGTACCAGTCAACCTTGAAATATGAATATCGTAAGGAGTAACTTTGTAAACATATGTCATAGCAGGTAGACCAGTTTTTGCTATCATACTTGTATCTCTAATATGAACTTCCGTGTGGATTTTAAACCAAGCAACTTTGTCAGTATGCGGTCCTGATCCTTGTTTTGCTCCTATTAGTAAATCTTTTCCCCATTGACTTGATAAAATTACTTGTTCGATTATTTTTTCTATTTTTGTTTGAGCACCAAACATAAATTCACGTTTGTTTGGATCAATTGCCATTGTTCCTCGTGTTACAACTTTTGTGCCATCAGGTCGTTCTCTAATGTTTGTTTCGTCAAAACTTTGAAAAGGAATATTTCCATAATCGTCAAAATCAGTAAGTATCAAACTTTGTCCTATAAGATTAGCATTTGTATTAATAACTGCTTCAGCTTTTACACTTTGAACATTAATAGGTTGAGCATTTAATTGACTAATTTGAGTTGAAACAGAGGCAAAGTCAGACGGACCCATTATACTATTTTCTAGAGCTGTAATTTTAGCATTTTTTGTTTGAACTGCTTGATCATATAAATTATTTGTTTCAAATACGGCTGCTTGTTTATTTGCCAACGCTTCTAGTCTTAATCTATCATCAAGATTAGACCCTGGGTTTATAAAATTTCTACTTCCGCCGCCTGAAACAGATACATCTTTTGGTAATTCGATACGGTATCTATGTCCAACAAATCCAGGTTCTCGTCCTTCTCTTTCAATAATACTTTTGTTAAGTATAGTTTCAACACTTCTTTCACCAAAGCCTAGCACTTCGTCTACTGTTGCTCCAGTGACTGTTAAATCCGTAGGCACTTTTTGTGCTTGGTCGATTAATGCTTGGTGATTCCACGGAAACGCACTACATTGATAAGTTGCGCCAGCTGAATCAACACTAAAGGTGACGTTTATAAATTTAAAAGCAAAATGATGTGCTGGCATTGATATAGGATTATTAGAATCATCAAATCCAACAAA